CAACAGGTTTTGCCTTCAATTCTTTACCAAGAGACTGAAGTTCAGTGTTCTCATTCACCGGTGGTATATCGCGTGAAGAATAGACTTGATAGTGACGAATATCCCAGCCACGACCGTTCTCGTCTTCGATACGACCGCGCCCATCTTCCTCATCAGCACTCACGAGTGTGAATACTTCATCTGGGTCTTTATCAACATAGTCAGGGGCGAGTTTGACCTTTGCTCCCCTTTTGAACCACGAAGGAACACGCGCTTCAGTAATAGTAGATTCTTTGACATCAACGTTGAAGATGGATCCAACATCACCACCCCATTCGCCAATTGATTTTGTTTCACCGCGCTTGTATGGTTTTGGTCCGACCATTGCTTGAGCAATGTCTTCATCGCCTTCAATCCAAGCAGCAGGATTTGCCTTCTTAACCGCTGCCTTCCACGATTTCCAAGTGGTGTATTCTGTTTCGCCAAGGTAGTTTTTTGCTTCGGCGAGTGCTGCTAATGCTTTGAGTTGTTTCATTTGAGAATCCAATAAGAGAGAGAGAGTAGTGTATTTATGATTGGTGGCGAACTATAAAGCAGATTTCTTAAACAGGTTTTGTCTCAGCATCAATAGCAATCAGACGCATAATGTCTTCTCGCGATGCTACAACGTTGCCATTTGCTTTGTTACCGTTAGCAAATGGGACAAACTGCGCCTGCTTCTTTCGATCGCCTTTAACTCGAGCACGAACTGTAGCGGCATTCAACGCAATCGACAAGTATCCAGCAGCAACCTCAGCATTTCGGGCGGCATATCGAGGTTCAATAACTTCGCAATATTGAGTCTGCTGATTGAAGGCGGCGAGTGCGGCATCGTAAACGGTGTCGATCTTTCCGTCAATAGCAATGTCTTCTTCATCTTTTTCCGGCGGTGCTTCTTGACCCTGAAGTGTCGCCAATTCACCTTCGGTTGACGGAACATATTCATCGCCTGTTGCCAGATCCATTGGAAGAGTATCAAACAACTCGTCTAATGGGTTTGTGATTTTAGTTTTCAAAAGATCATTCATAAAATAGTCCGTTTCTCATATGGTCCGCGTTTCTTACCTAATTGGGCAGCAGAAATATTTGCCTTTGCCTTGTCTGAAAATGTATACTTACCGCCATATAGAGTGTCTTTAGTTTTCTTGATGGAGGCGACTCTCTTTAATTTTGTTTCGTCGCTCTGTTTTTTGCCTATATGAGCGAGGGAGTTTTGTCTTTTTACTTCTTCCCATTCGCCTGTTTCTTTCAGTCGCTTAACAGTTCTAGCACACGTTTTCGATAAAATTCTTTTATGTTCGTCTGTCAGTGTTTTACCGGTATTAGCAACACTAATCTTTTCCCTAACTATTAAACTTCTTGGCGAATCGTAAAATGCTCTTAGTGCGATAGACTTCTTTTTACTACTTTCGGCACTTTCTGGTTTTCGATAAGCATAAGATCCGCCACACCGTAAATTCAAGCATTCTCTAGACTTAACCTCTTCGAGAGAAACAAGTTGTTTTTCTCGTTCGTTAATAGCATCTCTAGAATCTAAGAATTCGAGAATCTCCATTGAATGTTTTTCTTTTCCATGCGCCCGAATAGAATGCCATAATACTTGCCCAGAACCAAAGTATCCATCATCAAGATTATCTGTGCTGTGAAGACCAATATAATACTTACCGTCGTCTCTAGTTATTTTATAGATGTAATGATACTTTCGGTCTTTGATTCGACGTGTCTTTTCACCCATTTTTATTCCTTAAACAGAAGTTCCAACTTTCTTCTTATTTATAGAAGATTTGTTGAGGAACATCGTCTTCTCAGTGATGACGCGAAACTTCGCGCCATTTCGTTCTGCCCAGTCTGCGGCATACTCCCACTTTGCTTTATTAACGAGTAGGGCAGCAGCATCCCTGTCGCTCATTCTAGGTTTAGCAACGCTCTGAGCGTGTGGTTTGATTTCGATGATCTCTTTACAAACAACGCCAGCGGTGTTCAAATACATAATAACCATGTCTGGAAAGTATCGATGGACACGACCGTCAAGTGGACTCACATACGGGATGGCAAGTTCTTCTGAACCCCAGCGAAGAACAGCATTATTGCTGTCCAACCATTTCATGAAAGCAAGTTCCCAGCTAGAACGAAACATAATCTGATTGGCACTCTTGCCAACGTATTTCTGTGGGTTCTTCGGAATGAAGCGCCCACTTGCGAATGCTTTTGCCATTATGCCTCCTGAGCAGGATCTGAACCAGTATATGCGCTGCTTGAGAAAACCGCGGACCGTTGCTTGTCTGATCCAGAGGTTGTTGAATCGGTTACCATCGCCGCACTTGCGCGAGCATTCGGATTTTGAACAGAGCTAAACAGTCCGCCGAGTCGTTCACGCGCTGCGCCAGATACAAACCCGCCAATTGGTCCGCTAACGGCACTTGAAACAATACCACCAATCGCTGTGGAGAAACGTCCACTGCCGCCGATAGATCCAAGCGTCTTGCCAATAAGGTCAGAGGTAATCTCTTGAGCGCCTCGCCCAAGAATGCTTCCAATAGCACCAGCAACTGGATTGGCGCCGCCACTTCCATTACCAACCGCTCCAGACGCTTTGTTCGGCGTGATGTCACTTGGGGCACCATGGACACCTGGAACTTTGACATTGAAATCTTGCGTGTAAGTGGTGCCATTAGCGCCAAGTGCGCCGATGTCAACCATTTCCATCCAGTCATAATCAAAAATCATTGTCAAGAGATTGACGTCATTAGTCTCGTGCGACAATTCGTCTAAGTCGAATGAAATGATTCGCGGGTTGATAAAGTCAAACGCGACCATATGAGTTGCTGTTGACAATGTCGATTGTGGATCAATGAAAATCTGCTTAACGCGAATTGCCTCAATTGAATTACCGAATTGAGAGTTAACGACCGATCGGTGCGCCATATCATCGGTCTTGCTATTTGATGTAGCATTGAATGCCATACCGGACCCGACCGACAATTTTTTGTTGTCAGGTTTTGTCAACGAACGATCTCGATAAAGACCACCAGCAGAAATTGGCGAATGAATGTCCATCAGCATTCTGAAGAAATCGAACACACGATTTCCGGCATCATCCATGAATGTAACGGTCAAATCACGATGTCGAATCTTCTTCAGAATCTTCGTTCTGAAGTTGTACATGTTTACATCTTCTTCGTACTCAAAGTCGATCTTTGGACGATCAACAGACTTGATCATGAAGGTAAATTCATTTTTGAGTAGTGAGTTATATCGCGCATCGCCAAATCGACTTCTAATATGCGCCTTTGCTGCTTCAGTAAAAATGAATTCGACTTTGAAAAGGAACTTCAATTTTGGGCGATAGTTTGTCGCGCCAGCAAGTCCAGCGGCATATGACGTCGCATACCACGAACCATCATTACGATTTACCGGCGCGTTTGGATCGACTGCTGGCAGAAATCCGCCGAGACCCCCGCGAGCAAAGTCTTCAACGACATTGCCGAATTTATCAGTCGCAACTTTTTCAAGCGCGATCTGAGAATCATTTAGGACATTTTTTGCTGAGAATGGCATGGCAACCTAGAATAAGTCTATATCCTATTTACGAGTTATCCATATACGAAAATGCCTCTGAGATTGCTCTTCAGAGGCATTTTTCTAAACTGTCAACTTAGGCGTAGCAGAGCAAATCTTTCCAGTTTGGTGCTCCGGATCGAACGATGTCGAGACCCTTAACAAACTCACGCAGCGTCAAGAACGTAATCTCTTTGCGCTTATGCATGGTTTCAAGGTGAGCAAGGAGTTCTTCTTTCTTCTCGATTGGCACGTCGGTGTCGCCGAGTGTTGGGAGAATCTTCTTCATACGCTCAAGAATCTGTGCTGGTGAAAGATCCATGTTGATCTTTGCTGAACGAGACATGATAGCGCTGTCAAACTCTTCCTTCTTCAGGTTCGAGATGAAGATGACACGTCCCTTGAAATCGAATGACGATGGGTACTTGATACGTGCGTTTGTTGGATCAGTATCAATTTGATCGTCGATCTGTTGGAACAGTTGAGCACGTTCTTCGTCGTCCATACGCGAAACGTTGGTAGTGTTTGTAGACACCCAAGAGATTTCACGAACTGGTGAAGAGTCAAGTGCCGACTTCAAAACGTTTGTCGCGTCTTGATTGCCCCACATAGAATCCAAGTCATCAAACACGATCATGCCACCATCACGGTACATGAACAGTGTCTTGTAGATTTCGATTGGTGTTGCTTTACCAGACAACTTGACATAGTCTTTACCTTTTGAAAGACCTGCCTCGGCAATTGCCTTCATAATGGTGTGAGTCTTACCAGTTCCTGGTCCACCGTAAATCAACAGCGAACGGAGTGAACCCTTACATGCCATCTGAACCAATTGTGTCAAGTGACCGTAAAGTGTTTCTGGATCTTTGACTTCAGCAGGAGTTGGTGTTGTCACCGCTGCCTGAAGTTGTGTGTACAATGCCTGTGCTTGCTTGTTATCACCAGTTGCCATGAACTTCTTTGACACTGGGTCTTGAGCGGTAACCTTGATGTAGAGGATTGGATCCTGCTTTGGTTCTTTCTTTTTCTCTTCGCGCTCTGTGGTGTCAGCAGAAATTTCTGCTGTCCAACGTCCACGTGAAACTTTCTGATCACGAATGTATGCTGGAACTAAAACGTCATTTTCGCTGGCGATTGCCTTGATCTCGTCCCATGTCAGATTCTTAGCGCCTTCTTCGCCCTTAGAATCAACTGCCATCTTGAAGAAGTCTGCTGGGGCAACACGCGATGCCATCTCATCGAGCTGAATCGATTCAGAAATCTGCTTGACTTCGATCTTACCTTCTGTAGGTGATTTGATCAAAGCACCGAGTTTAGCAATTGCGCCGAGCAAAGATGCTGAATCCAATTCGCGAACGTCGATAGTATAGTCTGGACCTTTGTCGAGAGCGTACTTAGACCAAACGTCAATGCCTTGAATTCGACCGCCTTTAGCACGAACCTGAAAGGCACGATCCCCAAAGAAGTAAACATATGCCTGTCCGCCAGCAACTTTCTTTACGCCGGTCTTTCCACCTTCGCGATAGATCTTTGATCCAAGTGCGCGTGGGAGTCGACGTTCAAATGCTGAGATAAGACGATCAAGGTCGTCTTCTGAGAATTGAGTTTCAATGAGGAATGCTGAGAATGATGTCATGGTGATAATCGATAATGCGATTTCTTATTTATAGCGGATGGCAGG